GTACGACAAGCTTGGCCCGGCGGTCAAAGAGGCAGCCGAGAAAGAAGGCGTCGCGCTCGACTGGGGCGGAGATTGGAAAAGTTTTCGCGATGGGCCGCACTTCGAGCTTGATCGCGGATCGTATCCCCAGACCGACTGGATGACCGGGGACGAGCCGCCCGAACCCCGCACTTCTGTGGCTCAATCCACCACGGTGCAGGCTTCGGCTGTGCAGATCGCGTCCGGCGCAGGCGCTGCCGTCAGCTCGGTTGCCATGCTCGACGGCACAGCGCAGCTGGTGGCGCTCGGCTTTGCCGCGCTGATCATTCTGGCCGCGCTCTGGATACTCAAAGAACGCATCCGCAAATGGGCTGACGGGGTGCGCTGATGCTCACCCGCATTCAGCTCTATCTGCTTATCGGCGCCGCGTTCGTTCTCGGCGCCGTTGGCATATACGCCAGTGGCGTACAGCGGGGGATAGATCGCGCTCAGCGCCGGATCGACGGCAAGCGTTTAGACAACTTTCAAACGGCCACGGAGGTCGAAAATGAAGTTAAGAGCTTGGATGATGGCGGTCTTGTCGACCGCGCTAGTAAGTGGGTGCGTAAGCGCTGACAGCTACTGCGACATCGCAGCGCCCATGTATTTTGACACGGATAACACCGTCTCTTGGCTGTTGCAGAATGACCGTAGTCTGTTGGTAGACATTATCGTGCACAATGAGACAACGAGACGGATATGTGGGACATCACTCGGCTGAGCCGCGCTATCCACGACCTGATCTACAAGGACACCTCGGAATCCTTTTGTTCTCGCGCATGGCGTTTGCAGCACAAAAGCCGGTTCTGGAGGTTTTGGACGTATGTCTTTGGCCGCGTACACTGCTACCGGTCCTACACTCGTTACTGGTTTTAACGATCTTCTTGCTGTACATTCGCACAAAAGGAGAATTGCTATGCCCAATAGACCTATTCGTTCGATGCGTCCTCGCATGCGCCCTGAAGCAGACGAGAACACCAGCCGTGCGCTAAAAGAGGTAATGCCTCGTCCTCGCATGCGCCCTGAAGACAAAGCCGAAGAATTTCTAGGCGGTCAAGCTATCGAGCGCGGCAACCGTGCGTCGAAGCGTGAGGCTCAGATGTTCGCCAAAGGCGGCATGGTCCGCGGCTGCAGCGACTCGCAGATGAGCGGTAAAGGCTTCCGCGGAGAGTACTGATGGCAACGATCGTTATCAGCCTGCTCCCGGACGGCGCTATTCCCGTCGATGAATACGACGAGGAAAGCAGCTGCCCTCTTCCGACGCAGGACGAAGAGCTGAACGCCGAGAACCGTCAGTTCGCCATTGACGAGGCTAATTACCGGGAACCCAACTCCGGTGTGGCTTTCCGTTCGGATCAGGTATGCGGCAACTGTGCCGCGTACAACCAGACCGACGACATCCTTGAGTGCCTCGGTCTGGACGATGACATGGAAAGTCCCCCATTGGGGTACTGCCAGATCTTCAAGTTCGTCTGCGAGGCTGCGTACACCTGCGACTCTTGGGCAGAAGGTGGTCCGATGGTTTCTGAGACGCAGGAAAAGTACCGGGACAACTTCTGATGGATGTTGTTGACTTCGCCCGGGTCGTGTACAAAAGATTGCGAGAGCGCGAGCAAGATATCGCAGACGCTCTCGCAAGTGGTTCTGCCAAAGACTGGGAGCAGTACCAATCCTTGGTAGGTGAGATACGGGGCCTCACTTACGCGCGGGAAGAATTTAGAGCCCTGCTGGAGAAAAACGCAGACGATGTCGAAGACTTTATATCTTCCTGAACATCTCGCGCAGAAAATCAAAAAGGAACGACAAGGGGCAGACGCCCCCGGCGTCTCTTTGGATGGCGCGTATGTGGAACCCAAGGATCGGGTCTTAGATCCCTCTCTTATCGAAAAACCGTTGCTTGACCGTCTTCCGCAGCCCACCGGCTGGCGGGTTTTGGTCATGCCGTACCAAGGCCGTGCGACCACGACTGGCGGCCTGCACATCCCGGACGAAGTGCGTGAGCGCGAGTCTGTGGCAACTACGGTTGCCTATGTCCTCCGGGTTGGGCCTCTAGCTTACAAGGACCCCAACAAGTTTGGCCCTGACTGTGCGCCTTGGTGCGCAGAAGGTCAGTGGGTCTGCATTGGCCGATACTCTGGATCAAGGTTCAAGATCGACGGCGGCGAGGTTCGCATCATCAATGATGATGAGGTGATCGCTACGATCTTGGAACCTGACGACGTAAAGCAGGTTTAGGAGAGCACAGATGTCTGAAGACAAAAACGACGAACAGGATTTCGAGATTGAGGCTGAAGAGGCGGGCTCTGAGGAGCAGGCTGCTCCAGAACAAGACTTTCAGGCTGACGACGGAGAGGCTGAGCTCGATAATTACAGCAAAGGCGTCCAGAACCGCATCAAGAAGCTGACGGAGAAGTACCGCAAAGAAGAGCGCGATCGCGCCGAAGCGGTCCGGCTTTCGCAGCAGCTCTTGGAGGAGAACAAGAAGCTCAAGAGCCGAGTGCAACAGCTCGACTCTGGCTACCTCACGGAGTACGGCAACCGGCTGGAATCGCAGCTGCTGGCGGCCAAAGAGGCCTATAAGCAGGCCTACAACTCCGGTAATGCCGACGCCTTGGCTGACGCCCAGCTCAAGCTTTCCAACTTGGCCGCCGAACAGCAGAAGTACGACGCCGCCAAAACCCGGTTTCAGCAGCAGCAGCGAGTGCAAGCTCAGCGGCAGCAGGGACAGGCGCCGGCCGCCACTGCGGCCCCGGCTCAGCCGGCTGCTGCACAGCCTCCGGCTCGCCCGGACCCCAAGGCAGAAAGCTGGGCGAAGAAAAACACATGGTTTGGCGAAGATCGCATCATGACGACTGCGGCCTTTGCCATCCATCAAGGGCTCATCGAGGATGAGGGGTTTGACCCACAGAGCGATGAGTATTATACTGAGCTTGACAAACGGATCCGTCGGGAGTTCCCGCACAAGTTCCAGAGTCAAAAATCGGGTGGTGGAACACAGGTCGCCTCTGCTGGTTCTTCCGCATCCCGCAGCACTAAACAGGGGCGCAGGACCGTGAAGCTCACGCCGTCGCAGGTCGCCATTGCGAAAAAGCTGAACGTTCCTCTCGAGGAATACGCCAAGTACGTAAAGGATTGACCCATGACTGATCGAGCACCTCGCGAAACCCAAACGCGTGAAAAAGAAGCGCGCCGCAAACCTTGGGCACCGCCCAGCCGTCTTGAAGCACCCAAGCCCCCGCAGGGCTATGTGCATCGGTGGATTCGAGTCGCTATGCGTGGCGAAGAGGATAAGACCAACGTCTTCTCCAAGCTGCGTGAGGGATGGGAACCCGTCCGAGCTGATGAGTACCCGGATTACCACGCTCCCGTCATCGACGAGGGCAAGTATGCCGGGGTCATCGGACAAGGTGGTTTGATGCTGTGCCGCATCCCTGTCGAAACTGCTAAAGAAAGATCCGCGTATTACGGGCTCCGGACCCGCGAACAGATGCAGGCTGTCGATCAGGACTTGATGAAGGACCAACATCCTTCAATGCCGATTCATGCGAACCGGCAAAGTCGTGTATCTTTCGGAGGTCGCGCTCGCGACTCCGAATAACCGCAACCAAAGGAGCTGACAAATGGCCAATACAAATGGCGCATTCGGCCTTCGTCCCATCGCGAAGATGGGTCAGAATGCCAACAGCACCGGTGCATCCGAGTACCGTATTGCCGCAAGCAACACGAACGCGATCTATCAGGGCTCTCCCGTTATCCCGCTGGCCGCAGGTGTCATCGACATCATCGCCGCAAACGATACGACTGTGGGTCTTCTTGGCGTGTTCTGGGGCTGCGAATACGTTTCCTCGACCACCGGTAAAAAAGTGTTCTCGAACTACTGGCCCGGTTCGGGCGCAGACACGAACTTTCCTGTGAAGGCATTCGTCTACGACGATCCCTCGCAGCTGTTCGTGATTGCGACTTCGAACGTGGTCGCTAGCTTCAACACTGAGGCAGAAGTTCGCGCGGCAATCTTCGCCAACGCTAACTTCGCTGGTGCAACTGCTGGTACAGCAGCAACAGGCCTGTCCACAGGCACGTTGGATCTGAACACCATCGCCACCACCAACACGCTGAACCTGCGTATCATGGGCATCCAAGAGGATCCCGAGAACGCAGATTTCACTGTTGCTGGTATCCCCGTCATCGTTCGCCTGAACAACCACTTCAATTCGCCCAACGGGTCGATTTTGGGTGGCACTGTTTCGACGACCGGCGTCTAAGGAGGGCTAACACATGGCTATCTCTCGCGCGCAACTTGCGAAAGAACTGGAGCCGGGTCTTAACGCCCTCTTCGGTATGGAGTATGCTCGGTACGAAAACCAGCATGCTGAAATCTACACCACCGAGTCTTCGGATCGTGCATTCGAAGAAGAGGTTATGCTGTCCGGCTTCGGCGCTGCGCCGACCAAGTCGGAAGGTTCCGCCGTTAACTTCGACGACGCGAACGAAGCATACACCGCTCGGTACAACCACGAGACCATCGCGCTTGCCTTTTCGATCACCGAGGAAGCAATCGAGGACAACCTGTACGACCGCCTCGGCAGCCGTTACACCCGTGCCCTCGCTCGCTCGATGGCTCACACCAAGCAGGTCAAGGCTGCTGCCGTTC